TGTCGCAGGTGCGCTCGTCTGGGGCTGTAATCCACATCTTCATAGTTGCAGGGTCTATGTATCCCGCTTCATCGGCTTGGCGATAGCCTTCCATTCGCCCTTCATTCTGGGCTATCTGAATCTCTGTACGGGCAATCATGCGAGCGCGAGCGCCCTTGAGTCTGTCTGCGTAAGCGCTTGCTGATTTCTGGGCGCGTTGGATTGCTGTAGCCTCTTTGATGCCAGCCTTAATCAAGCGGTCTAATTCTCGAATCTCGAACTTGCGAACGGCATCAGCCCACTTGGGATGGAGACCAATAATGTTCTTAATTCGAACTGCTGTGCGGCGCACATCAATCTGCTCATTAAATGAATCAATAATTATCTTACGGATTGCCTGACGGGTAAGGTCATCAATACTTGTTACCAACTGCCCAGCCCTACGAGCGGCAAAGGCTAGTGAATTAGGGTTTGTTTTATTAAAAGAAAGACTAAATGCAACTGGTTCTGGATTAACTCTTGCCCAATTCGGAATCTTGGTGAAGTCCATATTTGCCATGGATTCAGGATTTGCAATTTGAACTTGGGTAGGGGTAAATGCTGGCAAGGCTAAAACTGGAGCAATCTTTTTTAATCCCTGGATTGCTTCGATTCCGCCAATATCAATAATGCCGAGCAACTCGGCTTCAATCTTAGGGGCATCACCATTGATAGAGATTGCTCGAAGCAAGCGGTCTAAAGTGTCTGCATCTAAGCGACCAAGAATCTTTGCCAACTCATCCACTTTGATTTTGTCGGTTGCATTACGAATCGCATTGACGAGAACGCGAGCCATCGCCGCTTCTTCTGCGGTTAGAGGATTTCTGGAGCCATCTGAGCCAGAGCCAAAACTAATTGCCATGCTCTACTCCAAATCGCCGTCTAGCGGTTCCTGTCCTTCTGGAATATCAAGTTCTTCTTCCAGAGATGGCGGTGCATCAAATCCTGGAGCGGCAGCGCCTTCAGCACCAGGCATTGCTGGAGCGCCGTAGGCTTGCTGTCCATCATGGTCGGCAGGTGGCAGACCAGCCAAATCGCGTAAGTAATCTTCCAACTTAGGGTCTGGCATAAGTACACCAGCGGTTGCCAACTTGGTTACGAAGTCTGAAATCTCAGTCAAATCAACATGGCTTACTTCTCCGTAGGTCAAGAATGGGGCGCGTGAGACATCCATTCCATTAAGTTTCATAAGGCGTGGAATTGCGTATTGGTTAAATACCTCAGCGATATTTTTAGCAATCGAATCAACTGCCATTGACCATAAATCCATCTTGGTTGAACCGAGAGCGTATGAACCTACACGGTCTGAGCCTAGAAGAATAAAGTCTGAAAGAATAGACATAGACATACGCTGGTCATAGCGTTGAACAATCTTGTCTGTATCGAACTGGCGTGAGCCGCCTGAAGATAAAAGAACTAGGTCGAACTGCTTATGTCCTGCATCATCGTAAAGTGTTGGAAATACAACACCCTCTTGCTCATTGCGCTTGATAGATGTAACAATGTTTTGAACTGTCGAAAGGACATTCGCTTGCTCGGCTGTCGCCGCGCTTGATAGGTACTCAGGTGGTACATAAGCAACTGGCAATCCTGCTAGGTCGCGTTCAATACCGACTGCTTCGATTTCTTCGATACGGCGCTTGAAGAACCAAGGGCGATATGCGTTACGAAGGATTGAGCGACCCTCTGGGTTATTTTTAGCCGTAGTTGTACGGAATAGCAAAGCCTTTTCGATAGGGATGATGTGAGTGCCGCCCGATGATGGGTCGGTCTGTTCCATCGCTTGAATTCCACCGTTCTCGTCAATCTGCCAGCGGAATAAAGTTTCTTGGGAACGGATAGGTAATTTACGCCATCCGATTTTATTGTCTGTGTGCTTAGAACGCTTAGATGGGTCTTTAGCCTCTGGACCTGTACGGACTTTGTAAACAATTTCGTTGTAGGAATATCCATAAACGAGCATTGAAAGAATTTGAGAAAGTGTCTGGTCCCATGAATCCGACATATCATGGATGCAAGAATCTATAAACGCTGCTGTTTCTTCATCTTCAGGCTTTATCTCGCCATCTTCTGAATTATCTGAATATGGGTCTACGCGCCACTCAAGGCGTGTAATAACTTTTTCAATCGCATAAAGCATTGAGCCGATTGTTGGGTCATTGTCTGCCATCTCACGATAAACGCGAGCGCCACGAAGTCCACGGAGATTAACAAGGAATTCTTCATAAACCGTTCCACCAGAACGGCGTAAACCCGTAGAGCCGAGTTCCTGTAAATCTGGCTTTTCTGCCATTGCTTCCCTCTACTCTTTAGATGCTAGTCCGACAAGAATTTTAATAGCCTGTTCTTCGTTGAATCCCGCGCTTTGCAACTCCGTGAATAATTCATGGGTTTGCACCGCGAAGGCTCCGAGAACGGACATGACCCCACCGCCATTTAGGTCGGAGTAATCATCTTTCACCCAATGATTTTAGCATTAAGTGAATTTTGTACTTATTCTCCGTCTAGGACAAATTCCTTGCAATTCATACGCAGAGTAGTAATTTCTTTTGCGAAGATGCGAGCCATGTCTTTTGTACCCGCTTGAGCGTACATACGGTGTTCTGTCTGCTCGCCAAGTGAATTGAATGACCGAAATGAAATCTTAAAAGGCAACTCATGGGATGTCTCGGTTAATTCGATTTCTACATAATCGCCCACATCAATTTTGTGCGATACGAACGGTCTGCCAGATTGGGATACAACAACTTTAGCGCCAGGAATACTGCTAACGAAGTAATCAGTCCAAGCCACGATTTTCCCCTTTCATAAGGAAATTATTAACCCCTAGCATACTATACGATGGTTAGAAAGGCGCAACATCCGCTCCGAATGGGGCGCTCCATGGGTCAGGCGTAGGTGGATTGAATGAGGCATCTGTACGCTGGACAACACTTGCGGTGGTCACATGGCGCTTGAGGTCAATACCAACATTCCATGCGGTGACGGCAATCTTTGAGCGCTTAGCCCCTGTTGCCTTATCGTCCCAATTCTCTTGAACTGCCGTACCGACCACGATGACGGACATTCCCTTTTGGACTGAATCGGCTACATTCTCTGCGGTCTTACCCCAACACTTAATATCCCAAAATGTTGTATCGGTATTTTCCCATGAGCCATCGGCTTGTTTAACTGATTTTGATGATACGACTGTAAAGGTTGCAATTGATTTTCCGCTAGGGATAACACGCAACTCTGGGTCTGCTACTACATTTCCCGTTATGGTTAATTGAGTCATTTATATTTTTCCTTCGTTTATAGGTATCGGGATGATATTTAGTTTTGTTCTTATGCTTTGTCTTTCTCTGGTAGAGGTTCCTCCCCAGATTCCAACTACTGTGTAATGTAACGCGTAGGTCAGACATTCTTTCTTCCATAGGCACCCATTACACATTGCTTTTACTTTTTTATTCTCCTCTGTGACTTTATTCTGGTCTGGAAAATAAAACTCCGTATCAATCTGTGAGCAAATCGCTCCTTCGAACTGCCAAGGTTTCAACACTAATAAATACTTCTCTCTCCTCATTAACAATCATCGGATGCGGGGAATTAGGAGATAACCTAGCCAATAAATTGCCATTACGCCATACCTTGCCACCAGCAATTCCATCGTAACTATTAGTCTCAGGCTTTACTAAAGATTCACAGTCATTCCAGAATTTACAGTTTCGGCAATACTGCAATCCTGGTTGCGCTAAATCTAATTGGTATTGGTCAAAGAGCCACGGGTCTGAATTGCGACACGGGGCGTTATCTAAAAACTCCAATAAACTCATGGTGTAAATACTAGAGTTAGTTATTCAAATTATCTGTGATTTGACTCTCTTGGCGTGTCGCTAATTCGCCATATCTTTCAATCAGAAGTGTCTGGAGAAGTTGCAGTCTCTCCTTCTCCGTCATCGTCATCGTCATACAGGTTGTCCTCTCCCCATGTATCTATTGCGTGATGAAGTAATCCCTTTTGTCGCCAATCAGGTTGCTGGTCATCTGCAAAAGTTGTTGTCCAATAACCGTCTGCCTTCCCATCTGTCCATTCTGCGACCAGAACCCAGCCAGTACAAATGGCTGGGTCTGGAAATGCAATCCTCGCTATTTCTGCAAGGGCATTATCTATCGCGGAAGGCTTTTTTTGTTCTTCATCCATGCGCCAACTCTAGTACCAGAAATTCCGATGCCAGAAGGAATCAGCGTTGCATGGCGTGTCGTAGCGCGATTCAATATAGAGAAATCCTCTTTCAATCTGTCGCTCAACCGTAGTCTTTGGGTCAAGTCCTAGAATCTGGGGAATTCCACCTGCATGAAGGCGCTCGCCACCTTGGTAGACGGGCTGTTTATTGTAGGCATCTGGTCGCCAATTTGATTCGCCAGTCCATAAATCAAGGAGACAAGCCCATTGCTTAGGTGTATCCCAACCGAATTTATCTAGTTGGGTTTTGGCGTATTCCTTAGCCGCCTCTGGTGTTCTTTCAACCAAGACGGGCTTAGGTGGTTCTACAACTATTTCAACTGCATTTGCCGATGGGTCTTTTGGCATCTGAAGCGGATTAGTTGTAATCAGTAATGCGCTGATTAGCGCGATGTGAATTGGTTTTACCGAAAGTCTTTCATAAGTACGCATATTCCTCCATGGTTCGGAGCGAACGATTCTGCGTTACTGGATGTAACGAATCCCTGTCGTCAGTATCGGACTGACCTCGCTTTTGAGGTGTAGGTAGTTTGCGACCTGCAATAAAGGTAGCAGATAATTCTGTGATTAGAAACTAAGTGGGGTAATAAATTAAAGGCGTTCGGTGGGGGAGCCAACACAATGCGAGTCTATGAGAGAGGACAGACAGCATCGGGCAATCTACCCCACCGAACTTGGGTACCCAACAAATAGGGTACACCAATGGGTTACAGAACACCCGCTGGCAACGGAACGGCGTAACCAGCGGGTGATTCACCAACCAGCAGCCCTCCACGGGACTGATTGGTAAACTCTATTTAGTCTATTCGTGAATCTACATAAGCGTTGATGCCGTAACTTTGGAGAACTTTTACCGCTCCCGCTGCTGCTGCACACGCTCTTTCGTAACTTTGGTCGCGGCGAATACTTGGTGCGAACTCCCAGGAACTAGCAGCGTAACCGCCGTAGTAGTGGGCTGAGCCAATTCCGCGCTTCTTCAATTCAGCAACAAATTTTCCTCGCGCTGGCTTGATTACTATTGAAGCGTAACCGCATACTCCACCTTCAATGAAATATGTTGGCTTTGATTCGTCAATTTTGTTTCCGAAGAAAGTTGTTGGAGTACCGACAACTATTGGTGTTGGCTGGCAAGCGCGAACTGCCGCTTCTGCCGCTTCTGATGCTTCGACAAGAATATCGTAAGCGCTCTTAACTTTTTCTACTGTGGTCATTATTTCGCTCCCTCTTGATTTTTAATTTGTTGCTTTTGGCACTCTCCGTAAAGTTTGTGATTTGTCTGACGATTGATTACATAGATTCCACACTCTTTGCAGATTGCTGCGTATCTTTCCATTCAGATTTCCTCTCTCTCGCTTACAACAGAAGTATACCCTACTGGGGTTAGTTATGCAACTTCTGAGCATTACGCTCATCGGCGAGTCGCTGTAAAGCCTTCTCAGCCTCCTCGCGCCTGATACGGCGTAGGGAGGCTTCAGAGACCCGTAGAGGCTCTTTGAACTTAGCCCAGGATGGAATCAACATCAGAACCACCTTTCGCTCTCTACGGACCCCACAATGCCGAACACGGCGAATATGAGCAGGAATAGCCCCAGAGCATCCAGCCATTCTGAGACCTTGTAGCCACGCGCTGTAACGCGCCCTTGCTTTTCTAGGTATCTAGCCAACATGGTTTTTCTCTCCCTTGATTAGTGTGATGATTCCGTGTGCAACGAGTGAGGCATCTGCCTCGCATCGAAAGCAATACGGCTTGCCATTGACGAAAGTGATTCGGAACTCCGAACCGCATGTATAACATTTCATTTCTTCACCTCGCATATCACTTCAGATTCTCCGCGACCCGTTAAGACCGCAACGATGTCTGACTTTGGAATCTCTCTCTCTAAGATAATTCCATCCTTGCTAAATCTGTTAGCAAAGAATTCTGCCTTGGCTTTGTCTAGTGTCCATGAAAGTCCATCTTCATTGAGACCCTTAACGCATCCACGGTAAATAGTAACCAACTCAGGTAGAGAATTCAATAACTCAATCTCCGTGTCGTTCATCAAGTAATGGCGATTCGAACGCTTTGATGAGAGCAACTCTTTCCATTGCTCAAGGTTCTGCCATTGATTCTCTGTATCTGTCCAGATGCTAGAAAGAAGCGACCAGTATTTTGAATCTGGCAAATCTTTAGCAATCGAGATAAATGCCTGGAGGCGATATGGGCGCTCATGCAGATAGATAATCTGACTGAACTTTCTGTGCAGAACCGCATCAATCAAATCCTCTTTCTTTTGAAGGTAGTAAGCGTTGGCTCTACCATTCGAAAAGAACGGAACTTGATAGACAAGCGGGTGACGAAGTTGAGGACCGAGCGCCCCATCTTTTTCAAAATACGGAACAAGGTCAGGGTGAAGTGGCTCATTGGTCTCTGCCAATAAGCGCTGCAAAGTTTCTTCTATCTGACTCATTAGTAGCCTCTCTTTCCGAATTTCTTGATGAGGATTGCCTCTTGCTCCTCATAAGTGATGCCATGCTTTTCAGCCAAGTTGAAGCAAATCAACTGAGCAATCTCTCCAGCAAAAGCCCTGCGGCTCTTTTGCTCCTGGATGCTTTCCTCTGTGTGTGGCTTGCCATCGTAATACTCTGTAACGATTTCGCGCTGAGAATCTGCGTACTGGCTGTACCACTCTGTAATTGCTGAGCGCTCTGTCTTGATTACTCTTGTCCACTTGCCCTCTTTGTAAGTCAAAGGCTGACCTGATGCTGTTGGAGCGTTAGCCTTTTCTTTAGCGATTCGTGCCGCCTTCTTTGCTTCACGCTCTGCTTTGGCTTGAGCCTTAGCAATCTTGTCGGCTGTGACGATTCGGGATGGACGGTTCAAGACCTCGGCTGGAGCAGATGGATAACATACTGTGCAAGCATCCTGACCAGCATCCTCAACGATTATCTTCTCATCGTCATTGCTGTACTGAACCAACCATTGAAAACGAGTTGTATCAAAGCAAGTTGAGCAATCCTGTGATTTGTGAACATGCCCATTGCTGTTGATTACTAAGAAAGCGCGTGTCCATGGGTCACGGTCATAAATCTCATTGAGGTCAAGAATCTGGCAACCTACTTCAAAAATCTTTTTTCTTGCAGATTCAATCTTGCTCTCTTGCTTTGCAATTTCCTCAATGCGGGTTGGGTAATGCTTTTCGTAGAACTCTTTTGTATCAATCGCACTTTCTAAGTCGAACAATAAATTGAAACGCTTGAAATGCAATTCAGATAGTTCTGTATC